AAAAAGATAAATTTCGATATATTGTACCAATTAAATCATATACCCCAGATTTCTATTTAACAGAATATGGTTTTTATCTTGAATTGAAAGGGCATTTAGATGTGGCAACTAGAGTTAAACATTTACTTCTTAAAACGCAGAATCCGCATTTGGATTTACGATTTATATTTCCTAATTCTAAAAAGAAGATATACAAAGGTAGCAAAACTTCATATGCTGATTGGTGTAACAGGCATGATTTTTTATATGCAGATAACAGGATACCCGATTTATGGATGAAGAAATAGTATTACCTGAAAATAAAATGTATATTATAATGACACCTATTGGTGAAGACCAATTTAACATTATTTGTGTAGATAAAATGCAAAAACCTATTAATGAATTATATTATATGATGAGGGGGTTATGTGAAATGTCTATAAAGCATCAAGAAGATTTAATTGAAATAGGAAAAGATGTTGTGTTACGAGCTAATTTTAGTAAACTAAAAGATTCTGTAAAAAGTAATGTCATCCCATTTAGACCAAGGAGAAATAATGGTAAAAAATAGTAAATTTGATTTGGATTTACAATATGGACAATTACGAGAACAACAAGTTCACGATATGTTTCATAATAAAAAAATTGAAATTAAAACAGAGAGGAATTGGTGGAAAAAAACAGGTAACATTGCTATAGAATATGAGTGTAATGGAAAACCTAGTGGGATTGATAAAACAGAATCTGATTTTTGGATACAAATATTAGCTAATGGTACAGATAATTATTGTAAATTAATATTTGATGTTCCTAGATTAAAAAGATTAGTTGAAAAATATAAACCAACACACAGCAAAATGATAGGTGACAGAAATGCTTCTAGATGTGTTCTTATACCTTTAAATGAATTATTTGAGAAAGATAATGTCGCTGTATAATGAGTGTAGAATTTTGGCAATGGTGGATTTTAGTAATGGTAACAATTAATACTGTTATTAATAGCATAGTTTTTGTAATAGGTCGTAAGTTTAAACCTACTAGTCTATATAAGTTTAAAAATAAAAAAAAATTGGGGGGAAAATGAAAACTGGAGAAATTTTAAATGAAGCAAAGAATCTCGTAAATGGGGATAGACATAAGGATTATGGGGATAAAACAGAGAACCATAAAAATATAGCTAAACTTTGGTCAGCTTATTTAGATACAAAAGTAGAACCACATGATGTGGCTATTATGATGGCTTTATTAAAAATGGCTAGGACAAAATTAGGTGCTGTAAGTAAAGATACTTATATAGATATGGCTGCGTATGGTGCGATAGCCGGTGAAATACAATTTAAAGAGGAAAAAAAATGAAATTAATAAGTGATGATGTTATTAAAAAATTATTAGCATATCTGTATAGCAAACCTTATAGTGAGGTAGCATTACTGATAGCACATTTAAGTCAACTGCCAGAATCAGAGAAAAAAGATGGCGGACAAAAAAATACCAAACAATAATGAAGCAATATTACAATTATTATATTTTGGAATTGATTCAAAGGGTAATTTCTTTTCAGAGAAATGGACTTGCCCACCAGAAGAGTTTCGTAAACACATGGATAGGTGGAACGATAATTACGTAGATACAATAAGGTATGAAAGCGTTATAAAATATATAGATAATCTTTTTAAGCAAGATATTAAAGATGTTAGGGGCTATTTAGGATGACAAAAACTATTATAAATATAGTGCAAAATGATTCTGGCGGAACTAACCCAGATACCCATGCACATGAAGATAAAATTTGGGAATTAACATTTGAGGATGGGGATAACACCTCATTAACAAGAATGATAATGTTAGAACTATTGACAAAAGGAACTGTACCTACAAAGACTGTTCATTCTTTTAAGAAATGGGATTTAACAACTACACAAGGTAGTCATATTAGAACTTGGGTGGTTGTGTATGATGATAAGTCTCATGTACAATTAACAAACACCGATTTTTATTCGCTGTTATCTAATGGCCATAAGAATAGGGAAGAGGATGTTGTGACGGAAAAGCCTAGAATACTAGCTCCACCAAATCCTGCATTGTTTGGTGAAAAAAAATCTTTAACTACAGATAAAGAAAAAGAACAGTTAAAAGAATTACGTGGAAATATAAGGGAAAATTTTGTACCTATTTTTGGTAGAAAAGATGAAGATATAACAGAAGAGGATGTTAATTACTAACCACCTAGTGGATTTTTACCTTGTAATTTAATCTCTTCAATTTGAACGTCTTGTAATTCATTTTCTTTTAAAGCTATTGCAACTTGTTTACTTATTTCTGACATAGTATCTTCTATTATTTTTATACTTTCTTCAAGTGGTACAAGATTAATTTTTGCTAGATTTGATAATACTCTAATCATTTCTTCACTTAATTTTTTAATTTCTTTTGATATAGGTTTTAAATCTACATCTTCTGGGATATCAAGCATAGCTATTTCTTCTCTTATTTTTGCTATTTCTTTAAATACAAGAGTTAAATCTACAGGTTGTATTTTATCATTAACATTTTTAATTCTATCTATTAAATCTACTTTGTATTCATTTGCATATAATAATACTTCATCAAATTGTTTTTCTAATTCTTTATCTTTTGCCTTCAAAGATTGTAGATTAACAGGAGGCTCATTTTCTAATACAGAAAGGCGGTTATTAAACTCACCCCATGCATAAAAACCTCCACCTATTGCCCCAATAACTCCTATTAATGCCGCATATGTGCTAAGTTTATCCATTATTTTCATTGTTTAAGTGCCTCCAGTTCAGCGATTAGTTTGTTTTTAGTTTTATTTATTTCTAATAATTTAACTCTGTGTATTTCTACAGGGTCATTGTCACTGTAAGAATTAAGTGATGTTCCTACATATATCTCCCCAGAATAGGAAGATAAATCTACTTGTAAAAATAGCCCCATATTCGTACTGTCGTATATATCCTTTACAGAATAAAATACTAAATCTTTATACGAATCGAGGCTATTGTTCTTAAAAAATAAATCCTCTTTTGATAAGTTTTGAGTTGTTTCTTTTGTAACTTTAGCTATTTGTTTAGCTATAGCTTTTAAATTTTTCTTTAATTTTGTTTCTACTTCTGCAACATCTGTAATAACCCTGCTGTCGGTGTCCACCTCTCTATCTTCCGATTGTATATCTTCTTGCTCTCCACTTTCCTCTGATGATACTTCGGATTCCTCAGTTCTATCACCATCGGATTCCTCCTCTTGTGATTCTTCCTGTTGCTCTGATTCATTTGTTGGTTCATTACTTGCTACTTCTTTTTCTTCTTCTACTACCTCTGTAGCAGTAGGTTCTTCCATTGTTTCTTTTTCATCTTTAATAACCTCTGGTACGCTTTCTTCGTTAGTTGCGATTTCTTCCATCGGTTCCTCAAACTCCTCAAAAGATTCCTCAGTAGGTTCATCATTAAACTCCTCCTCGGTTATCTCTTCAAAAAATTCTTCGGCTGTTATGCCTTCATCTTCTAGAAACTCCATGAACTCTTCTTCCATGCCTGTTTCTTCTAAAAAATCTGTAAAATCCTCCTCAAATTCTTCTGTAAATACTTCCTCTATCATTTCCATAGGTGGAAGTGTCATTATATCTTCAAAAAATACCTCTTCCATTATAGGCATTTCTTCAAGAATTTCAAATTCTTCAAACATTGGTAATTCTTCAAAATCTACAATGTCGAAATCTATAGTTTCTAATTCTTCTTCAAAATAGAAATCATCTTCTAATATATATACATCATCCCAAGTATACTCATTTTCTTCCCATGTATATGTATCATCAAAAACTATATCATCATTATACCAATCAAAATCTTCTGGTATATCTTCTATTATATCTACAATGTCTTCATCTATTTCAGTAATATCTTCATAAACATCTTCTTGAATAGGATTAATATAGGTATAAGATACTTTTAATTCTACATTATCTATATCTGGCCCACAATGACTAGAACAATTTGCACTATCATCTATATCTAGCTGTACTTTTATATCATAATCAGTAGATGTATTTGTACCTATAGTTGCTGTATCAGTATAAGTTTGATAGTTATTATGAGTACCTGTAACAATTCTTGTTTGTGTTGAGGTATTTCCTGTACTATCAGTTAATTCTTGTTTCATAGTAACAGAATCTTCACCATGCCAATACCATATATCACTTGACATAGTACTTGTAAAGCCATTATTTATTTCGGCTTGTGTCATGTTAGTTTTTTCAGATAATTTTATTGTTTGGCTGACACCACCATTATCTAATGTCGCTAATGAACCACTTACTCCACAGCCAGAATTACTATTATCTACAGCACTACCTACACATTCATTTCCCATACCTACATGATGTTGCTGTGTTGTTCCATGATTAGTCCAACTTTGTGTACCTCCAGTAAATCCAGAATTATCTAATAAATTACCAGTAGTTATTGTTTCACCAAATGCTTTATCCCATACAAATAGAAAACTACAAAGAGTTAATACAGCAATAATGTATTTCATATTAACGAATAAAGAAATAATAAACAAGACCTGCAATTATACTGACATCTAAACAAATAGACCATACAATATAAATTCTAACCATCCATAATGTTGCACTCTTTATCATTATTAATTATGTACATTAATTATTATTTTTTCTTGTGTTTTTAAATCTGATTCAATTACAATATTATCAACTTCTTCTTGTTGTTTTAGTGTAGCTAACTTTTTCTTTTCTTCTTCTATCTTTCTAGCCAGTTCTTCCTGTTCTTTTTGTATTCTTATAGTTTCTAATCTTGCTTCTTCTTTAGCTATTTCTTTATCTATTCTAGCTATTGCTTCTGCTTTTACTAAATAATCTTCATAATCAGGTCTGAGTTCAGGATACTTGTCCCACATAGCTTGAGCATCTGGGCCAATTTTTCCATTCCAAGGGCAGGGAGTACCTGCAGATTGCATTGCCGCATGGACACGGGAATCTTGGCATAGTATAGAAACAGCCGCCACTTTCATCCCATAGTCATATAGTACCTTAGATAATTTTATTCGTTCACAATTTAAATCCCTGATATGTTTGCCAACAGAAGCACCAAACCCCAAAGTAGAAACGGAACCACTAATACCAGTGCTACATACATCTTGAGACATTGCAGAAAATGATGGGGCGTTAGCTGAATTGACAGGTACATCTGACCCATTGGTAGTAGTAGTATTGGTTGTTGTTGATGTTGTTGTGTTCGTTTGTCCATCGTTATTATTTGTTGTTGTTGAGGTATACCCCCCTGTTATTTGTGTATTACTTCCCGAAGTATTCGTTTGGTCATTGTCATCATTTGTTGAATCTCCCCATACTGGTATACTTATACAAAGTAGAACTATTAATAAAAATGTTGATAATAAATTATTTTTTAACAAGGCTACCTCCAAAATACAGCCCAACTATTGCAGACATTAGATGTGTATCCATTGGTGTAATTACAACACCTGCATAATTTCTATCAACTAATAATTCTTTTTGTTCAATTAGGAATAAGAAACCTCTAGATAATTCTGTCCAAGTTAGAAATACAGAAACATCAAAAAATACAGGTACAATTTTAGGCCATACTATTATAAAGAATACAGCAGTTAATGCTATAATTCTCCTAGTCCATTGAAATCCCTTATTTTCATAACGTCTTGCTTTATCTATTTCTTCCATTTGGAATTTACCACGAGCAAGTAGCATTTTTTGTGCTTCCTGTTTAGCTTTAATACTCTGTCCCCAAACAGTCATAACACCGCCTAAGATACTTGAGCCTAACATTGTAATCATTTCTACAGGTAATCCAAACATTTTATCCTCTATTATCTTTCCAATTTGATTGTTTCTTTCCTATTTGTGCGGTATTCCAAATCTGTTCTCTTATTTTATTTTCTCCATTACTAATTAAATTAGCAACTTTAAAACCTGTAGGTATCTGTATAATATTTTTATTTTCCAGATACCTATCATGTTCTTCAAGAGTCAATAACTTTTCAAAAGTTCTACCTGTTTTTTTATTTTTAAATTTATAGAACGGCATTGTATGCAACTATAACTGCGATGATTACAACAGCAATTAGGGCAATTTTACCCTTTTTACTTAAATCACTCCACATCGTTTTTAGTTTTTCCATTGTGTCTCCTAGTTATTTATTTTTATAAAAGCCCATATGGCTCCTAAAATTCCTCCCACTGCGAGGAATACTTTAATACCCCCCAACCCCATATGGGATGTACGATTTAAATCTCGGATTTGTTTTTGCATTATATTAATATCATCACGGATATAGCGAACATCAGTTTTTAATTCTGCAATTTCTTTATCAAATGATTCCATTAATTACCTGCTTTTTCCCATGCTTCTTCACTTTCTTGTTGAAGTTCTGCATTATTTTTAGTTCTAGCATAACGTATCATAGTACCCCAGAATTTATTTACAAACTCACCTCTTATTCTTGGTTTTGTAAATCCTTCTTTAAATAGTACATCTGTTAATAAATAGAAAGAATCAGGGTCAGTGGCCATATCTTGGATTAGTTTACCTCTTCTAAATCTTGCGTCTTGAATTAATAATTCTGTTATTACATAACGAGGGGATATAACACTACGTGCAACACCATATACTCTTGACATAATTGATTTTAAACCCATTTGTGTTGGGAAATTTTCTACAGCCTGTCTTCCCATATCACCTGCAACTAATGTTGTTAAGGATGATAATTCAACTAAGTGTTCAAAATCAGTTTCTGTCATTATGTCACCAAGAACTTTTGCATTTCTTTCAATATATATTTGCATTGCACCGGAATCAACTTCAAGGTTTTCAAATAATCTTCCGGCATCCACTCCTACAGGAGTACCATCTTCAGCAAATTTTACAGCCTCTTGTTGATAGCCAACACCCTGCGTACTTCTTCTTCGATAAACTTCTTCAATTGCACCATCCCATAATGTTTTTTGTAATGATGCCTGTGCTGCTTTTCGTTTTTTATCATTAGGAATACCTCTAATATATTTTGCTAAAGCCTGTACCCTTGCAGTTTCCCCACCTTCATACGTATCTTGTATAATAGCTCTTCTTAATGATGTAGAATCTAATGCCTCCCTACCAAATATATTTTGTAATTGTTCAGTAGGCACACCAAATGGATTAAACTCAGGATTTAATTTAGCATTTGCTTCTGCAATATTTTTATTTTCTTTAATTTTATCTAGAGCATTACCACTTATACTATCTAATCTTTTTGATATCTGAGGACTTTTATCTTTCCAAGGTTTAAAAAATTCAGTACCTGCTTCTACCATATCATCTGATTTATATGGTATATCTAAAGTATCACTAAAGGCTCTTAAAAATCCTCTATCTAAACGTCCACCATCATCCACAAATTCTTGTATAGACTTTGTTAAATAATCTTTTGCTAATGGGTTAATCGTTCCATCATCCATTCTAAACATTTCATCAAAATCTTGTCTTGCAGCAGTATAATTCTTTCCTTTTGGCTTAACAAATAATTTAAATAAACTATTTCCACTTACACTTGGATTGTCTACTATTAGTCTACCAATACCTTCTCTAAATGGTCTTCCAACTTTAGATTTCCAAATTTCATTAGCTTGTTTAAGTGAATCAATATTATCAAATTCATCTGTTAATACTTTTCCAAGTTTATAATTATACATACCACTTACTCTCTGACCATCTGTAATAATTTGTTTAGATGCATTTTGATATAAACTAGTTCGTATTTTTGCTAATTGACTTAGAGAAATATCAAGTGATAAATCTGCTACTCCTTCTTTAGCAAAACCAATATCTAATTCATTTGCTAATCTGTTCATAAATTCTTGTAAAACATTTGTTCTTACTTCACCTGCTTCATCAAGAAAATCTTCTGGGTCAAATCTATCTCCTAAAGGTGTTCCTTTAGTTATGTTTTCTAATTCTTCTATAAATTTTTTATCATCTTTTAAATTTTTACGAAGTCTTGTCAATGCATCAAATCTTTTATTTGTAAAATATCTTTGAATAGACATATCTTTCATACCTTTTGAACCATCATTAATAACAGGTCTTACAGACATAGGAACATCATCTCTTATAGATAATAAACTTTCACCTATTCGTGCTATTAATGAATCTAGTTGAGCATTATTTAATGGTGAATTTATTGCATTTCGAGCAGGAGAAATATTAAATCCTGTTATATTTTCATATGCCTTTTTACCTGCTTCGTCTGCTCTCTTTTTTATAGTATTAAGGAAATTTAAAGATTCTTCTGCATTTTTATTAATATCTGCTTGAGATAATCTATATTTTGGTACAAGTTTTTTAACTATTCTACCATCACCCATATTAACATCAATAAATTTTGCCCCTTCTTCATTTAAAATAGTATCTCTAGTTGTTACATCAGAAAAATCTAATGCTTGATTCTTTGCACTTCCTTCATTAAATGTATCTTCAGGACTTAATTCAGTTCTTTGTGGTAATCCCAATTCATCCATTTCTTCTACCACAGTACCATCTTTAAGTGTTTTCTTTTTTATAGGTCTAAATGAATCTCGTTGTACATTACCCGTAGTAAAATCATATGCAAAACCTTCTTTATCTATATATTTAAATATATGATTCATACTTGGATTATTTATATTTACTAATTCACCTTGAATAATTTTAGCTTGACGACCAATAGTACCTTTATCTTTTGTTAATCTCGCCATGTGATTTGCTAATTGTTCTCTAATACCATCTAAAAACATTTCATAATTAGCAGTTTTTCCAAATTTTTTATCCCCTAATTCTTTTAATAAAGTATTTAATGCTTTTGCATTTTCAATTTCTTTCTCTGCTAATGCCATGTCATTAACATTAAATTTAGCTGTAACTGTATGGCCTAATCTCATTCTAGAACGGGCTTGTTCTCTAATAGTTGCTAACCATGCCATATTCATTGCTTTATCTATTGTAGTATAAATTTTTCCTTCACCACCAGACATTTTATCAAATTTATCTAAAATACTTCGCATTCTATCGCCACGTTCCATAACTTTATCTTTAATATCATCTGGCAAAGATGAAAATTCTTTTTCCATATAACGATAAGCATCTAATGCTCTTCTGTCTTTACTTCTTAAATCCCCAAAACCAAGTACACCCTTAAATGATGGGTTTGATGTTGCTTGTGTTATAATTTTTCTTTTTCTTTCTATTGGCATATCTGCTATATCACCAGTTGTATATCCCATAGATAATAATAATTTTCTCTCTTTTTCTTGTGTATTACCCGGCAAACGATGATTTATATATGTAAACCAATCTCCTGCATATCTAACAGCTTTAGCTGCTAGACGTGGGCCTACAATACCACCACCAACTTCGCCAATTACAGAATAATCTCTTCCTATCATTCCTTGAACCATTACTCCACCTGTTACAACCATTGCAGAAGATATTATTTCAGCTTCTGCATAAGCTCCACCACCACCTATCCATGGAACACGTTTAATATATCTACCTTCTGTTTGATAAATATCCATTAATCGTTTAGTTTTCTTTTGGTCTCTTTCAGGCATTCTTTTAAGAGTTTTTAAATAATCTTCATAATCTGCCCCACTTAATTCACTTTGTACCTTACCACTTTTAAATGTTCTTTTACCTTTTTCTGTTAATACTTCACCTTTTTTTATTTTTCCACCTGCTTTTGTTGCAAAATGTCGTGCTATTTTATTTGCTCTTAATAATTTAAGAACAGCTAAAGGCCCAATAGTAACAGCTTCTTGTATAGCTATTTCGGCAATAGCTCCTAATTTTCCCAAATCTTCATTTGCGTAGGGTATTTCATCAAATTTTAACCATGCCCCACCTTCATCTAATCCTTGAGCATATCTTCTTTCATCATGTACTAAATATCTTCCATATTTATCTATTTCATTTTCTTGAAGAACACTTCTCATCCATGCTGATTTAAATCCTTTTTTCCCTGCTACAGCATCGGATTTCCATCTTTCAAACATTTTTTCTACAGCATTCCGTCTTTGTTTATTACTTGTTACAAAACGATTATTAAATGCTAAATCTAAATATTTTGCATGATTTTCTGGGTCTATTGCACCTCTCCCCATATCAACAATACCATTCCATAGCATAGCAAAACCTCTAGCACCACCATGTGTTACTTGTTTAAATGGATTATTAACTACTGTTTCATCTGTTTCTTTTGTTGGGTTTTCCATACCCTCATTTAATGACTCAGCCATGTAATTTGTTGCTATATGCTCTTCTGGTGTACCATTATCCCGTGTCTCTGCATTTAATCTTCTCATTAATTCACCTAATTGATTTACTACATCAGCACCATAATTATTTTCAAATGCTCTGGGGTCGTTTTCCCACATTTTATAATATGTACGAAGACGTTGTTTTTCTTTTTCATCAAAAGGTTTATGTAAAGTATTATTATCTTGGTCTGCCATTTTATTTAGGCCCTCCTATATCTATATGTTCTCTCATACTTCTTACTGCTCCCATTAATTGCATTATAGTTTTATTTTCTATTATATATTTATTAAAACCACCATGAGTCATACCACGCAACCATTGTTCTAATTCTTGGTATGCAGAACCAATTGCGGCAGACTTTTTATCTTTTTCTAAAGAAAATAATTTTTCATCCATAAACTTATGTAATTTAGTATTCATATTATGTTTTGCTAAAAGAGGCTGTACCATTTTAAGTATTTTTTCTTGCTCTATAGGTATGGAATTTTCTAATTCTACCACTTTATCCTTCCACATATCTTTAGTACCCCACCAATCAGCTTTTTCCCATGCATGAGATTCTGCAATTATATTATTACTAATATCATTTTCAATATCATTAGGTATAATATTATTAGGGTCTTCTAATTCTTGTCTTGATTTATAACCATGACTACCTAAAATAGCACCATCTAATAGTTCTAGAGCTGACTTATTAGGTCTTATTATAGCTTTTTCACCATCTGTCATTGTTGACCATATACCTTGTGCTTCTCTATCTCTTATATCAATATCGGGTCTTTCACCAAAATTATATGCCATTAAAGATGCTAATCTTCCATTATAATAATAATTTATTTTGTTAAAACCACCACCTTCTTTATCTTCAAGATAATAATCTTTTATTTCCCCAGTTTCTGTATCTTTAATTTCAGAAAAATAATAATTACCTTTTAATTGATGCACATATTCATTTTTTATAACTTTAAAACTTTCATTATATGATTTCCACCATTCTGCTAAAGTATCATGTGTTTTAGAATATTTACTATTTCCTCTAATTTTTGCTATCATATAATCATCACTAGATATATTCATTAATGTTTTAAGTTTTGATTTAGCTTGGTCTAAACTTCCCCATGTATCTTCACCAACTCTGGATAATGCTTTTTCAAAATCTTGGTCAGAAATTGCACGGCCTCCACCTCCACCTTGCTCTGCCATTGCTAAGTTAAATGCTAGTGTTACTGTTAAATATTCAATAGCAGCCGCTTGACTTATTTTTTCCATTCCTGCATCAATTTCACCAAAAGTATTTATAGCATTCTGTATTCTACCTCTAAAATCCCCCTCACCTTCTTCACTTAAAATCATTTTATTTTTTTTAGCTTCATCATAATATCCTAATAAATTTTGTAGTTGATTTAATTGACCTGTTTTACCAAAAAGACCTTCAGATAAATTAAATAAATTTAAACTTAGACCAGACATACCTACTGTTTCGTATGCTTTTAATAATCTGTCTCCTATCTTTTGTAATCTTGTATTAGCATCCATTGCAGCCATTGCTTTACTTTGTTCTGACCCAGTTATTTGTCTATTAGGAAGAACAGTTCTTTGAGTTGTACCTTCCATATTACCACCAACTGTAAATTTTTTAGCCATTAAATGCATTGCATCAAGCATTTCATCATGTGTTTTATTATAGTATATAGCTATTTGAGAAATTTCTTCAAATGTTTTATGTTTCTCCCAACCTTTCACATCATTTTGAAAATTCCATAAAGCATTTGCTGTAAATAAATAATGAGGTTGATTATCCATTACAGTATAATAATGATTTTTATCTTTAAATTTAAATCCCCCATATTGATTATTCATAAGAACCGGGGCCATTACATTAATCATACTATTTTTATCATTAACATTAAGATGAATTTTATCATCAGGCCTAACAATAACTTCATTTGGTGCTGTAGTTTTTTGTAAATTAGGAATAACATCAAATAAGTCTTCAACATTTTTTCCTTTATTTGGCCCACTTTGTATCATTGTAACACCTGTTATAGAGTCTGGTTTACGAGGTTTATCATAATCAGTAGCAACTTGATACATATCTTCCCAGTTTTTTATCCATTCATAATCATACTCATTAAATTTGTGCCCTTTAGACGGGTCTGATATATCTACGTCTCTTGGGTATAGCCATGCTTCCAAACCACTTTTCCATTCATTTTTAATTGCATCTGAACCAGTTTCATGTTCTGTCCTAAAAGCATCCCACTTTCGAGAATCAAAATCTCCATCTGTCCAAAAATTATTTTTTAAAAATACTTCAAAATCATCTAAACGAGTTTTCTTCTGTTGCCATTCACCACCAAGAATATCATTTGGGTCTGTCCATGTAAAAGTTAAATTACCAAATTTTTTAGTATTTTTTTTATTGGATGCTTTTGCTGCTTCTGCTATTTCTTTAGCTTTTAGGGCCATTTCTGCATTATAAGCTCTTTCTTGTGATGTAACATCCATATATCTTTGTGCTCCACCTTGTAATGCTGCTTTATACCACTTCATTATATTGCTCCTCTTTTTGGCATAAATCCACCTTCATCTTGTGGTAAATTTTCCATTACACTATCAATTTCTGGATTACCTATATCTTCTTCTTCTTCTTCTGAACCCATCATAGCTTGTGCTTCTAAATCTCTTTCCATATTACTAAATTCTTCTGGTCTATTAGAAGCCATCATTTTATATAAATCTGTTTCATTTAATGTTTCTTTATCTTTTGGATGAATATTATATACAGATGCTGTAACATTATTATCTAATGCTAATCCAATTAAATATACAGTTAAAGGTAGTTTAATTAATTCTGCTGTGTCGGGTGTCCATTTACCTTCTGTAAATCCTACAAAAGACATAGTATTTACAATTGATTCTATTGATGCTCCTGCCGCCATTATATTTAACATATTATCTTTTGCTTTTTCTGTTCCTTCTATTTTACTAATAATATAATTAGCAGCTTCTTCTGGTTTTGAAAATTGTGAAGGTTTTTCCCATACTCTAGAACCACTAGGTACAGTCATTCCTTGACCCGGAATTGGTTGGTCAAATGGGTCATAGTTTACATTATTTACATCTAAAGCCATTATCCTGTACTCCCTAATTTTATATTGGGGGAACCTGTACCACTTGTTACAGATGTTCCAAATAGTTTTTTACCACTTACTGTATTAGTACTATTTATAGCATCCCTAACATATATACTTGCTAAAGCATCAAAACCAGTTTGCATTGATTGATTTCTAACTTCCATTAATCTTTCTAAATTTGTAAGTGCTTGTCTAGATGCATTTAATTGGTATGGTGTACCTGTAATATAACCATATTCTCCACGAGGTGCATTAGGCATTGGAAAATTTGTTGCCGCTGCATTTCTTGTCATAAATCCTGATGATTGAGCACCCCCATTTCCACCACTACTACCACTACCAAACGCAGCAGAACCTACTTTTATCGCTAAATCTATCCAATCTGTCCAATCTGCCATTATTATCCTTTCTTAGTTTTATCCCGTTGTTCCACTATTTTTATTTTCCTTCATAACATCAAATATAGCACCACCAATTGTCATCCAAAATGAATCTTTAGCTTTATCATTATACATATCCATACTAAAACCATTTTGTTGTGCTGTTAGTGCCGCTTGATGTGCTCTTGCTTCACGAGCTTCTGTTATATTTACAAACCATTCTGCTTCATCTCTATACCGATTCCATAATCTATTTTGGGCTGTTACAGTTAAATCTAGTAATTGTTGGGCGTTCTGTTGATTAATTCTATTTTGTTCTGCTGTATTAGTAGTATTAACAGCCCTTCTCCATGTAACATTTGATTGGTCAATTTGGGCTGCCATTTCAGCATTAAACTTATCTCTACTATCTTCAACTTGTGTATTAAATTTATTTAAAGCATTTGCTTGGTCAACATTAAATTGTTGCATTGCTGATAATCTATTTTTATTTGCTGTAGATATTTGTGTTCCTAATGTTTTATAAAATTGGTCAACTTGGTCTTGTGATTTTGCATTAAATTGTTCTGCTGCATTTTGTGCTGCTGCATCAGTTAATAATGTTTGATTTTTTGATTGTTTATTAAATATTTCAGCTTGTTGTTTATTATTTAAATTAGCCATATCTATTTGTAAAAAATCTTTTGCACTTTGTACAGCCGTAGTTAATCTTGCATCTAAATTTTTAGTATCCATTGATGCTAAAGTTGCTGCATTTTGTAGTACAGCTTGTTGAGATGAATTTAAATTAGCAAGTTTCATTCCTTGCATCATTTTTGCATTTTCTAATGCTATTTGTTGTTCAGATGTAAAATTAAGATTATTAACTTCAGAAATTTTAGCCGCATTTAAAACACGAGTTTGCTGTTCATTACTTAATTCTTGACCAGTTAATGATGCACGTAATTGTGCATTTACAATTGCTGTTTGTTGTTTATTAGATAAATTTTGAAGATTGAATTTGGCATGGACTTGTGCATCTTGTACAGCAACAGCAGTAGCAGTTTCCATTGCTGCGTGTAATATAGCTTGTCCTGCCATACTTGAAGCTCCTAAACCTCTTGCTAACATTGTAGCGTTTGCGTGTTGTATTGCACCAGATGCAAAAGCAGGTATTTGATTATTATCAAATTGACTCATCAATTGTTGCAATTGATATTGTACAGTTGCTTCTTGAGGAGTGTTCATTGTTTCAGCACTAGCAGCATTAAATCCACCTACACTTGCTAAATTTGCTGCAGTAACTTGCTCTGAAGCAGATAAAACTCTAGTAGGTGCAGTTGCTTGTGCCGCAATACCTTGAGAAGCAGTTGCCAGAGCTTGTTGACTTACAGTTCCTTGAGGTGCTGTTATAGCTCCTTGAGATAAACTACCTAATTGTGCATTAGCTTCAGCTACAGAATTTTGTACAGTTGTTGCTGAGTAAGTTCCTGCACTTGGTGCAGTAGGTGTAGTAACATCTATATTAGTAGTTCCTACTTGAGTTGCGGTTGTACTTGGGGCTGTACCTAGTGTTTTTCCTGTTGCAGTTTCTAAAGTATCTGTAGATGTTGTTGCAGGAGTATAAGTTAACTCTGTACCAGATGGTAAAGAAGTAGGATTTAGATTCATAGATGGTTGACCTGTTGCAGGGTCAATACCTACTCCAGTTTGTGCCAATGTCTTTTTTAAAATTGGCTCGTGCCTCTCCTCTAAAGTAGATGGTGCATTTATGCCAAGAATAGTTGGGTTCTCTACAGTCTCTCCTGTTCTATATTTTTTCTTTTTAGTTACCATTATTTTCCTTGCCTATTATATTTCTTCCATGATTTTAATTTATGTTTATTCTTAGGTTTACTCCTTGTCGAATTACCTATACTTGTTCTTTTTCGTACTGGTGTAAAATATGTGTTATTAGCCATTATCTCGCTGTTGTTGGTACACCTTCTGATGATACAAATGGGCTTTCTGCAAATGCCATGTAGATGTATGTACCATTATTTTGAGCATCATCAGCACTTCTTAATTTAAAA